AAGGCAGAACTGAAAAACAATTTAAAGCGTATGCAGAATCTCCTGACATTGATATTCCAACATTCCATGGTGTTGAAAAAACTTTGAACGTACCCCTACTTGATGAAATTAATGAAAGATATCTTCAGTCTTCCGATTAATCCAAAAGGAGATTCAACGTTTACAAAAAATGTATTTGTTCCATTCTTAAAAAGAAATAAGAATTTAATTTATGACTTGTATTTCACCTGTCGTATTCCTCCTTTTGGTCAGGATGCGATGGGTGATATTTTTGAGAACGATCCAGTAAGAGGAACTACTATCAATGCTCTATGGATTTCTGAACAGTCTGGTATTCCTCTGTCTGCCACATTTAATAATATGTGGGTAAGACCAGATCAAAAAAATTTAAATATCTGGATTGAAAATTTCAAACCATTATATGATAAAGGTATTCGTATTGTAACTCTGCCTCATACTACATGGGTATCTACAGGACAGATTCAAAAAGAATTTCCTGAGTTGTTTATAAAGAACACAATTTTACGAGAAGTTACTAGAGCAAATGAAGTTGTTAGTGCAGCTAAAGCAGGATTTCATTACATTAATCTAGACAGAGATTTGATGCGTGATCATGATGCTATAAAGAGAATCAAAGATGCTAAAGATTATTGTGAGTCAATCGGTAAACCAGTAAAGATTTCTCTGCTTGCAAACGAAGGATGTTGGGGTGGTTGTCCCATCATGCCAGAGCACTATCAATTTAATTCCACTAGGTCTGGAAATGGACCACAGTATTTTAACGATACTATCAGCAGAGTTTCTTGTTCTACGTGGGAATATAAAGACTCTTCTGCATCATTGAAGATGGCTAATCTTCCTCCATGGCGTGAAGATTGGGAAGAATTTATTGATCTTGGAATTGATGTATTCAAGATGCATGGACGTGAAAGTATGATGCGTCTTAATGAAAGTATGGATATCATTGATAAGTGGAATAATAATGAAAGTATTCTATTTCCACAACTAGATCCATACACAAAAAACCTAGACATTAAAGATAAACCTATTGATGTCTGGAGAGAAAAAATCAAAACTTGTAAGTTTGATTGTTGGGAATGTAACTATTGTGAGTCTGTTGTTGATGCACACATCAGAAAGCAAGACAGAGAACTTCATCATTTAATTGATAAATGTTTAACATCTATTGATAATGCTACAAAGAAGGAGTCAAAATATAATCATGACATACAAGGACTATCTTCTGATACAGTAAAACATTTCTTGAATAATCTTTGTTCATATGAAGATACAAAATACTTAGAAGTTGGTGTCTACAATGGAAGTACATTCTGTGCTGCTATTCAAGGTAACGATGTAATAGCATATGCATCAGATCATTGGAAAGATAAGAACATTAGACCACATAGAGATGACATTCCATGGAGAGGAGATGAAGGATCTATTGATACTTTTATAACTAATGTTAAAAATATCTGGACAGACAATAGTGATGTTGTTGTACTGGAAGGTGATATTAGAGAAACTAGTGAAATTAATTTTAACAAAAATGTCAATACTATTTTCTATGATGGTGAGCATGATGCTGTGACACAAACACAATGTTTAGAACACATTCTAAAGTACACTGATGATGAGTTTGTGCTAGTTATTGACGATGCAAATTTTAAAGACGTGGTAGAATCTTCTAAAGCTTTTATTGAGAAAAATAATCTTACAATTTTATATGAAAGAATCTTGTTAACAGATGAAATAGAAGATTCGTCTTCATGGTGGAATGGAATTGCTGTATTTGTATTAAAAAAATAATGGAACTATTTGATATCTTTCCCAGTGCGGTATGCAGAGAGATGTATGAAGATCATATGTCTCTCAAGAAAATTGTTATCCCAATGATAGAGGATAAACCATTAGAAACTAATGGTATGTCAGAAAAACTTTTTCACTTAGATAATCAAAGTGGCAAATCTTTTTTGCATAGAGATGGATTAGAATCATTTAGAGAATGGTTGGAAGTGCAGTGCTCTGAATTTGTAAGATCTATTGGTTATGTTTTACAAGAGAAAATGATAGTGACTGATAGTTGGTTGAATATATGTAATGAAGGTGGAAATCAATATCCACATTATCACACCAATTCATATATTTCAGGAACATATTACTTAAATTTTAAAGATGGTCATGCACCATTAATGTTTAGACATAGCGATAATTCAACACACTCACCATGTCCAGCTATTACATTAGAACAAGATACATCAAATCCAGGAAAATATAATTCAGATGTTCTGGTTTATCCCAATGAAGGTGAACTTCTTCTTTGGCAATCAAATCTCAGTCATGGATATCAGAGAAATGAATTAGATTATAGAATTAGTATATCCATGAACTTTATGCCATCTCTTGTAGGAAACGATAAATACTCTTACAGAGTAACATCATCCCACGAAGCGGAGTAATATGAGTCAGTTAAATACAGGACAAATACAAGTAGGTAGAGTCAGTTCTACTATAGGTATTCAATTTGCTGGATTTGCTGGAGAGAATCAGTATCCAACAAACTTAACTTCTTCAGATGCTGGACTTATGATCTATGATACATCTCAAAAACTTCTTGCCATTTGGGATGGAACAGAATGGAATACTATCAAGGCAACATCTAGTGTGCTAGATGGAAGTTCTCCAGATAAAGCAGCAGGAAGTGCTCTTTCAATTCTGATTGACATTACTGCTGGTGGTGGTACTCAGGCAGATGTTCAGGCATTAGAGGGTCCTCTCTGGTTAAATCCTGCAGCAATCTCTGGACAAAATACTTCAGCATCACCATTTCAAGTATGGTGTGACATGACCACACAAGGTGGTGGATGGACACTTGGTATTAAATATGATTTTAACCAAGCAACTTCAGCCAATTATGGATTGCAAGCTTCTGGTGGTGTAACTTATACAAATAATACTGGATTAAATACTCTTTCTCCAAATGGGTATCTTTATGAGTGTCTTAACATAAGAGACATTATCCGTATTAATAAAGCACTTGGGGATGGATCTTTTGGTGGTAGATGGATGATGCACTCTTGCACAGATGGAGTTAGTAATGTAAGCAGACAAGAATACACTGGATCTGCATTCAATAATGACAATACTGTTTCATCTAGTGTTGGTGCTGGGTCATCTACGACATTGAGTCACTCGCCAATGTTTACACAGTTTCATAAAAATTGCACTGATGAACCAGATAGACTTTGGAATACTCAGGGAGCAAACATTACAAACTCTGGTGGATCTACTTCATCTACATACCAAGACTACCAAAGTAGTAGTGACATTGCTACATATGGAGGTGGTAACTTTTATGCTCTTGGTACTGATGCTACAAGTCCATCAACAAGCTTTATCATGACAAATGCATCAAACGTAACATCTAGTACTGATACCTCTGGTAGAGTTCTCCGTCAAGATACACTTGATGGTAATCATATGTTCTCATGTTGTGCAAGAGAAGGCAGTGTTTATTGTTCTGGAACAAATCAAACAGGAAGCTTGACTGGTCACAATTCACCAGCAATGCAATGGGGTTGGTATTCTAAAGATGGATCACAGCAAACATATGGTTTTGGGACTAACTCCACCATTGGAACTTGTTGTGGAACTCCTATTGACAACTCCACTAGAAGACCAGGAAAAAGAATGAACTACATGTTTGTAAGATAAATAGTACACACAGTATTTTTGTGATAACTATGGATCCCGCACAACTTAAGAAAAACTTTGAAGAGCAAATTGCTACAACCGAAAAGCAAATTGCTGAACTAGAAACAAATCTAGTTAAAGCAAAAGAATATAAAATTAAATTAGAAGGAGGTCTAGAAACTCTAGGTCTTCTAGAAGACAAACCTGAGGAAGAAGAAGCACCAGCGGTAGAAACCACAGAAGAATAACTCCCAGATCCCTTCTTCCTAAATAGGTAAGAAGGGATTTTTGTGTGTAATGGCGTCTCCAAACTCTAGATCTGATCTTATCACTTATTGTAAGAGACAGTTAGGTGAGCCTGTCCTACAAGTAAACGTTGACGACGAGCAGGTAAATAACGTTATTGATGATACCTTTCAGTTCTTTCAAGAGAACTGTTACAACGGTATGGAGCGTGCTTTTTTATATCACGAATTAACCGAAGACGATAAAACTAGGTTTGCAGCTAGTGTATCCACAACTAAAACAGATGGATCTGATACTTCAATTTGGAAAGAGACAACAAATTACATACCTATACCATCCCATGTAACTGGTATTAGTAAAGTATTTGGTCTTGTTAGTAACTCAATCCGTTCAAATTTATTTGGCGTTGAGTATCAAATGTTCTTGAATGATCTATATGCATTTGGATCACTTGATATCCTCAACTATTATATGACCAAGCAATATCTAGAAACTCTAGATATGGTTCTAAACAATGGAAGTTTCCAACAGTTTAGATTTACAGCACGTCGTGATCGTCTTTATATGGATTTAGATAAAGATTTTTTAAAGAAAGAATCTAATATCCTCATTGAATGTCATCGCATGATTGACCCCAATGATGCTACTGAGATGTATAATGATTTGTTTGTTAAGAAGTATGCTACTGCTCTCCTGAAGAGGCAATGGGGTCAGAACTTGATTAAATATAATAACGTACAGCTCCCTGGCGGTATTACACTCAACGGTAGAGAAATCTACACAGACGCACTTGCAGAGATTGAAAAACTTGAATCGGAAATTCTCAGTAAGTATGCAATTCCACCTATGGATATGATCGGATAAAATGCCTACAAGTCCCTACTTTCCAACTTACTACGCAGGTCACAGTGGCGAACAAGGTCTCGTTCAGGATCTTGTGGATGAGCAAATCAAACTGTTTGGTACAGATATTTACTATATCCCCAAGATAGTTCTGCAAGACAGCACTCTGGATGAAGTCCGATACACAAAGTATCAGGAACAATTTCAGATTGAAATGTTACTACAGAATGTCACAGGTTTTGGTGACAATGCAGAGTTTATCTCTAAGTTCGGTTTAAGAATTACAGATGAAGTTATCTTCCGTGTGTCTACAAGACGTTGGGATGAGGAAGTGGCAGATCATAATCCCAATCTAACTGTTACTAGTAGACCTAACGAGGGAGACTTACTGTACTTCCCGTTAACAAAAGATATCTACGAGATTAAGTTTGTTGGTAAGGAAGAACCATTCTTCCAGTTTGGCAAGATCCAATTCTATGCTATCACTGCTGAGATCTATGAGGTTGGTAGTGATGACTTTGATACTGGTGTTGCTGAGATTGATACAATAGAACAGCTCTTTGACAATGCAATCAAACTATTCATGGATCCTGGCGGAACTGGTGACTTTATTGTAGGCGAGGAAGTTGTTGGAGATGAGTTCTTAGCAAAGGCAATCGTAACTGATATTAGTGCAAATGAAGTAAATACAATTACCATTACAGACGGTGGATCTCATTACAAACAGGGAACACCACCATCAGTAACTATTACAGGAGGAGGTGGTACAGGTGCAACAGCTACTGCAACGGTTAGCTCTACTGGCATTGTTAACGGCATTGCTATCACCAGTGGTGGGAGCGGTTATAGTTCTGCGCCTACTATCACAATTGATTACTCACCCAAAGATAACAGAGCAGAAGTCAAGTCTTGGGATAGCGCAACCAGAGCTCTCTCAGTCATCAACAGAACAGGAACCTTTACAACTGATGAGGTAGTAACAGGTCTAACCTCAGGTTCTAAGTGGAGTCCAGAGACATTTGACACTCTAAATAATGTCAACAGCAACTACGATCAAAACAGAGCGATTGAAAATGATGCTGACAATATCGTAGATTGGACAGAAGGAAATCCATTTGGCGAGTTCGGTAATTTTACAGGTAGTATCTAATGTTAGGGTCACATTTTTATAATCAGATTGTTCGTAAGAACATCGTAGCCTTTGGTACACTCTTCAATAATATTACATTGAAGAGTACCGATCCTACTGATGGAACTGTTCTAGAAGAATTAAAAGTACCATTGGCTTATGGTCCCAAACAAAAATTTATTGTTAGGTTAGAAGAAAATCAATCTAACAGTAAAGTAGCGATTACTTTACCACGTCTCTATTTTGAGATGACTGGAATTGAGTATGATCCTAGTCGTAAAACATCACCTATTCAA